GTCTCATCAACCTCTTCAACTGAAGAGGATATGTCTCAAGATGGGATGGACGCTCTCTATGAAGGACTCATCCGTGAAGAAGCCAAGGAATGGATTTCAACGTTTGGCCCTAAACTATTTGCCCTCGAAACTTCTAAATTCCTTACTCAAGAAGCCAGAAGAAAAGATCTTAAGTCTCGAAGATGATGAGGCCAAATTTTTGCAAATATTTTTAATAGAAAATAAAATGAGATTTTAGAAATAGTCTATGCTATTCGATCTGTTGAGTTCCAATACGGTGAATGATTCGCGTCAGCAGACTGTAACCGGAACAGCCCGTTATAGACCTTGGGGTAGGTATCCAAAAGATGTCGGTAGGGAATAACCCAGGAAAGAGTGGGGGGTTGGGGGGAAGGTGTGCCACTTAGGGCAAACCCACCTCCCAGGGCGAAGCCTCTCCGAACGAAGTGAGGTTCGGGGGTAACAGATAGGCTAGTATTACCCTATCTGTACCCCCGCACCGCGAACCAGCGGTGCGTATAGATACCGAAGGTATCGCCTCCCGTCCCCCGGAAAGGCGCGGCAGCGCAATCTGGCGAGTCTTGAGGGTCCTAAAACCCTCAAGGCCGAGCGCAGCGGAGAGCGGGGGCCCTTGGGGGTGCAACCCCCAAGCAATTAAAACTCATTACAGTTTGGTCAAACTAAACCTAAGGCGGAGCCCACAATTAATTAAATTTTAAAAAAAAATAATTTTTCTAAATTACGGGTATGTGCTTGACTTACCCCGGGGTGCCTGGGTGCCCCCCGTGCGTCATGTATTTTTCACTGAAAACATTTAGTGAAAACATTCGAATGACGGTTCAAAGTGCACACTTTGAAATTCAGCCGAAAACTCGCAAGTTTTCGTACGCGAGATAATTTCTCGCAGAACCTATTATATAGGGAATCAAAAATTTATATTTTGCATCCCTATCTTGGTGGTTACATTCAGCAGCATCTCTCTAATGGCTAATCTAAATCTTGGACAATCTAAATTCTGGTGCTTTACAATTAACAATCCACGCTCAAACTACAAAGACCTCAATGGAATTAAAAACTGGGAATACATGGTCGTTGGAAACGAAGTTGGTGAAAATGGCACCAAACACTTACAAGGTTTCCTTGCCTACAAAACCCGAACAAAATTCTCAACTATTAAAAACCAAATCCCTATGGCTCACATAGAAAAAATGCTTGGAACTCCCCAACAAGCCTCTGACTACTGCAAAAAAGAAGGAAACTTCGAAGAATATGGCGTAATTCCTGATTACCAAGGTGGTTCTACAGGTGGTCAAAAAAAGGCAGAAAATTACCGCAAAGTTATTAAACAATGCGAAGAAAATGACCTTGAAGCAGTAAAAGGAGACAACCCAGCTTTATACTTCCTACATTACTCTACTGTTAAAAGAATTGCAATGGATGCACCTCAAGCTAATATTAAACCTCTTGATAAACTCGAAAATGAGTGGATTTGGGGCGCGACAGGACTTGGAAAGTCATTCACTGCTCGCCAAGAAAATCCCGGTGCTTATATTAAAACCCATAACAAACAATGGAACCAATATAATGGTGAAGACAATGTTATTATTGATGATCTTAGCTTAACAAGTTCTAACTGGATTGGAGAACATCTTAAGCAATGGGCTGACCATTACCTCTTCCCAGCAGACGTAAAATACTGCCAAAAAACTATCCGACCGAAAAAAATTATTGTAACTTCCAATTATTCTATTGAAGAAATGTTCGGACATGACGTTGCCTTGTGTGAAGCAATCTCTAGAAGATTTAAAGTTCGTCATATAATCGAACCTTTTCCAGCTCTTAAATTATTAAACGAAAGAATCCCTAAGCCTGCCTCACCAATTATTATCCCTGATGAAGCTTCTGACTCTATTCTCTCTGAGGATGAACCCGAAGATATTCTCTGTCCTAAATGCCGTGATTACCCAATGGATTGCCGTTGCTCAGTCGAAGAATCCGACGATTAAATTAAATAAAATTTTATTCACAAAAAACTACTCTACATTTGTACTGAATTGTTGCGCTTGTTCCTGCCGCGGACATTGCTCCTCCAATCATGTGGAAGGAGTAATCCACAACATCAGAGATGTTGCTGTTAGCTCCAGTGTTGAAGTTTATCTTCAGCGGATTTTTAAAAGTTTTAGAAAACTTAAAGTTCCGCATTTGCCCACCATAAGCAAAGGTCCCACCATCTTCAATTTCAAAGTTGGGGGCATCGAAGGTGTAAGTTTTATCTTTTAAAACTTTAAATCTCCCAAAGTTATTTACATTTTGAAAATAATCTATAGGTAGCTCAGAGTTGTTGACCCCCGAGACTACGTCTTCGGCTTGTGCTTGTACACCGTTAGTCTGTTTATCCATATAAACAATTAGGCGAATTGCTCTTCCAACAGGAGGGCCAGCTGCTCCAGTTACTGCCCTCCATTCAACCTTGCCCTTGATCTTAACTTTCTTGACAAAGACCTTCTTTCCTTCTCTCTGATTGTAACCAGACCCAGGTGTCGGTGAAAACAAAGATCCCCCAGTGGGATCTAGTTCAGCTCCGGTCCAATTGTTGTTATCTTCAACATTTATAATGTCTTGCGCGCCCGTGGTGGCGCCAACGTTGGTGTCAAAGTATTTGGTTTCTGTTTGGGCCTTGACACCACCAGTCCTGTAAGTAAACTGTCTTGTGTATGTTTTTCTTCTTGGCGCGGGTCTTCTGTTGACGACAACAGGCGAGACAAAAACACCAGTTCGCATGCGCTTTGTTGCGCGGCCTGAGCCATTGTACCAACCTCTTTGACGCTTCATACTGCGAATGAAAAAGAATTTATAATTCCGATTCTCAGAACTCTAAACCGATTCCAAGAAATAAAATTGATTCCTAGAAGTATATTTTTATAGCTGAAATTTCGCGGAATAAAAATATCAAATCAATGCAAACTCAAGATGACAGCCTCTCCCAGTCTAGCCAAAAACACTCTCTCAAACCTTTCAAGGCTCCAAGAAAAACCCGCAAAGCTATCCAGGTCTCATCAACCTCTTCAACTGAAGAGGATATGTCTCAAGATGGGATGGACGCTCTCTATGAAGGACTCATCCGTGAAGAAGCCAAGGAATGGATTTCAACGTTTGGCCCTAAACTATTTG